GGCCTCTCTTCTGAATAAAGTACATCCAATACCTGTTGCTGTTATCTTTGCATCTGGGTCTATTAATAATTGATTAAGAGGTAAAACACCCTGACCCATAATATCAATACCATGAGAACGCTCTAAAAGCTTTTCACTTCTAACGGCCCTATAATCACTAGTAGACGTTAAACACAATGTAGGCTCACCTCTATCAATAGCATAAGTACAAGTAACTGCACCAGCTCCAGAACATTCAGCATAGCTTATTAGGTTTTCTAACATACATTCACCTACAAATACATCGCTTTCAATCATCATTAAATAGTCATAATCACCATTTAAAAAGTATTCTCTTATAATGTTTTGATGGTTTGCTAACTCTTCTCTTAAATCACCATCTAATGGCTTACTAATAGCCTTGATACCTCTTTTATGGTATTCTTTAACATGGCTCTTATCCTTGCTGTTATCTACTACAAAAATATCGTATAAGGGATAGGTGAAAGTAGTTATCTGCTTTACAAATTCATCTAAGCAGTAATCTTTAACTGAAGATGTAGGAAAACCTATTAGTATTTTAGGGTAGTTCATGTTTTAGTTAATTGAAATTTAAACTTTCTATAATTGTTGCATGATTTCCAATAGATTTAATAAAATCAATTTTAAATACATTAGGTGGATTATACATTAAAAAAAATTCTTTCATTTCACTAACATTATAATCTTTATCACTACTCAATCTTAGCGTACCATCAATAAAATGATATACAAATACGCTTTTACTAGTTTTTTCTAAAAATTTAACTTTTGATATCATAACTATATTAAATCTAAAATAAACATTGCTGCTACTGAAAACATAATAATAATTACTGAAATAAAGTTTTTGATTGTCATCTTGTTTGTTTTTAAAAAGTATCCTCTTTGCTAATGTAATTTTGAGCTATTGAATTCCATGCTGCTGCATTTTTACTTTTAGCCTTGTTTTCGTGGTAAAAAGGGTCGAAAGTGTTCTTAATAGCATCAGTGTTAAATTTTAACAACTCTGTAACTTCTTCTAATGTTAAATCATCTTTATCATTTATAATAACTGGTAATTTTTTTGATGAAATATAACCTTTGGGTGTTTTGTAAGAACAAGTAAATTGTATGCTAATACCTTTACTGTTGTACTTTCTACCATCTATAAAGTATTGACCATCTTCAAAAACACATTCTAAAGTATTTCCGCTTAAAGAAGAATAGGTTAAATCGCCGAATTGAACACTAGTTGATTTACCATTACCAATAGCCTTTATTTTTTTGGCAAATTTACTAGCTAATTCTGTTTTAATGAAGTCTAAAGTTTCCATATCGTTGTGTTTTTGTTTGTTTATACTATAAATATAAGGACTTTATTCTGTATTAAAAAACAAATACAAAGAAATATTAAAAAAAATTACAGTTTATCTAACATTTTATCAATTAAACCCTCATCATTATCAAAGTCTACAACCTCCGCCCATTGCTCTTTTGCCTGAAAATGTATAATTGATATTTGTATAAAGCTGGGAGTAACTGCTACTATCTGATAGTTCTTATAAGCACCGTAATACTCCCAATGAAAAAAAGCACAAGCTTCTAAAATCTCACTTAGAAACTCCTCTTTATTCATCTTTTACGATTCTTTTTCATTGCATCATCATGGGCCTGTTGCTGTAACTCTGCTTTATAAGTTTCCTCTGCTGTTTCTATGCTTATGAACTCTAACACCTTCCAAAGATTTGAACTATAAACACTATCTAAAGGAGTTTTGTTTTTCTGATTGAAAATACCCTTTTCAGCAATCTTATAAGCTTTGCTTTGCCAGTAAAGATTCTTAACAATGGATTCACTTTTTGTGCCTGTGCTTTTACCTTTTTTTCCGTTAAAGATGTTAGCATAGACTTTTGTAATTTGTTCGTATGCTCTTGCAAAAAAAAATAGCCTTTATACGCTTCAGATATTGTAAGATTCTCAAAAGCCTTTGCCCTCATATCTATTATATCTTCATCATATTGCTCATCCTCTGATTCTCTAAATAGTATTGCTGTAATCTTACTTAAATAACTCCATTTTCTATACTGCTTAGATTGAAACAAAGTACTTAATGCTTGAGATTCTGAAAAATGCTTATACGTAGCACCTCCTAACATCTTTTCAATACCTCCAGAAGTCTTAACAGATTTAATTAATACGTATTGTGTTTTGTTTAGTGTGATAGTATCAGAAGTACCTATGTCATCCTGTGATGGCTCACCTAAGAACTTAGCAACTAAATTAAATATTTCAATAAGGCTTAACTCATCAGCTTTATTAACGCTTATTTCAGATTCTAAGTACTTTCTAGGTATATCGCTAAACATCTCTATCCAATCAACATAAAAGCCTAGTAGTTTAGAATCACTTACAGGCTCATCTTTATCAGAATAAATGTAGTTGGATAACCATTTAGGCATAGCACTAATGTAGTTTTGCGCCATTCCCATCTGTTTAATGGTGTTATCCTCCCAGTTATTACGTATTTGATATGGTTTATCTAGGATAGTTACTTTGAGCATTATTGGATAATGTTTCTAGCAATGAATATTAAATCTTGCTTTACTTTACCTAACCTAGCACAAGCAACAGTACTTAGTTGTTTATTACGCTCTTCTTTAATAGTGTTATCAATAAACTCTGCTATCTCATTTAGTTTATCTTTTAACTCTACTTTAACGGGCTTCTTAGCCTTTGCTGCTGGCTTTTTAGCCTTTACTTCTTTCTTTTCCATGTTATAAATATAATAAAATTTTAAAAACCGTTTATAGCCGTTTATTACTTCTTAAATAGCTTTTTGATGAATAGCAATACTTTCTCACAATAGAATAAACAGCTTGTAAATATTGATAATACTACCAGCAGAAACATGAAACTGTTTTCATTCTTTACCTTAAATCTTTTATCTTTTTTCATTGTTAGTTAGTTTGTTTGAATATCAAATATAATAATAAAATTGTAATACAAAAGTAAAAAGTTATGCAACTGCTCTAACTGACTTCTTAGCAAGCTCAAAATACTCACGCATCATAAAACAATCTGCATAATCTGGAGAACGGCCTATGCTCTCTTTAATCTTATCCTTTGCAATTATACCTAACCTGTTTTCATCGTTATCAGGGTTAGCTTGTTTGATACTTGCAAGCTCTTCTTTTAACTCTTGCCAGCATTTATTAGCAACATTAGGAGCAATATAGATACCATAGTCATTAACCCTCTCAGCACTCTTAAAATAACATTGAGCCTTTAAGTTTTTATAGTTTTCATTTTTAAACTTATTAACTATTGCTTTAGCATTATTGGTAAAACCTTTTGAACCTTTTAAAACATCAACAGCACCACCACCTACACCATCTTGGTCTAAAACAATATTACTCCTAGCAACATTGTATTTATTAGCCATTTGTCTAATAGTCAATACAACCTCATCAATACCACATTTATCTATTATATGAATATCAGATATAACAAAGCCTTGCCAAACCATTATAACGGTCTTATCAGCTCCAAACCTTGCAACATCACAAGTAATAAAAGCTTTGCCTTCTGGTTTTATAAATTCATTAGTAAGTAAGTTATCTAAACCATCATCTGAGTAGATTCTGTTAGGGTCGTTATCATAATCCCAATTACCTAGTAAAAGCCTCTCCTTTTTAGACTGGTCCTTAATTGATTTAAGGTTAATAATATACTCTTTATCAATGTATGGGTTATCAGTTACATAAGCCTCTATAAATGCCTGAGTACTGGGTAATTTGTTTGCTCTGTATGGCTGGATAAACTCCTCATACATCCAGTTTCTTTTTGGATTACATGTTATAAGTAGCTTAGGTAGTATATTGTATTCAGTATTGTACCATCTACCTATTCTGGTTCTTAGTACATCATAAGCACCAAAGTTTATTTCTCCTCCTTCTTCAATCCATCCACCTGTATATTCTAATGAACCAAACCTCTCATACATTGGGTCAGATGGCTTATACTGTAAATCTAGCAAGTCTATTCTTGAGCCGTTAGGAAATTCAATAAAGTTATCCTGTCCTTGATACCTCCAGAAGTCATGAGGTAAATTGTGATGCTGTCTTACTTTGAGTA